AAAGAAATTACTTACCGTTCCATTTGGAGAGGAATCAGTATATATCTTAGCGTCATTTCTTCAGACCGATGAAGGTATCGAGGTCTTACGACTATTAGAGAATCACGTTAAGTAAATTAATAAAGCACCCTAAAAAATAGGGTGTTTTTTTTTAGTATCTTTGTAAAAAGTTTTATAAATGATAAATTCGGTTAGGAACACTGTATTGTCGGTAGCTAATAAGAATAACTTTGGGTATATTACACCTGAAGATTTTAACTTATACGCCAAACAAGCACAGTTAGATATATTTGAGAATTATTTCTACCAATATAATAATTGGATAGTTAAACAAAATGCAAGAATGTCTGGTACTGGATACTCAGATATTGTAAAACACTTAGAAGAAACTATTGATAGTTTTTCAACTACTGCTACATTGGCTTACGACATTCCATCTGGAACATTTGAGTTACCATCAGACTACTACTACCTAAACTCAATTAGATACAATAACTCTAAAGAGATTGATAGAGTTACTCAAGATAAGTTACTTTATTTGTTAACATCTAACCTTACAAGTCCATCGACTATGTTTCCTGTTTATTCAATGGAATCAACGTCTTTGACGGTATATCCTGACACTATTGACTCATTGGTTAAGGCTCAGTACATTCGTATGCCTAAGGACCCGAAATGGACTTATTATGAGCTAGTTCCAGGACAAGGCTCTCCATTATTTGACCAAACAAACTTACTTTACCAAGACTTTGAGATACCAGCATTTGATGAGGTGTCTTTAGTTTCTAAAATATTACAGTACGCAGGAATATCTATTAGAGAGGCTGATGTGTATGCATTTGGAACATCTCAAGAAACCGCTAATAAACAAATAGAAGGATAATATGGCGTACTTAAACGGTTACCAATACTACGAGAACTCAGGGAATAATCCTGAAAATGAAAACTGGGGATCTTACCAATATATATCATTGTCTGACCTAGTAAATAACTTTATGTTAATGTATGTTGGTAATGACAAACTAATAAATAATATTAGTAAATACAATATCCTATTTCACGCAAAACGTGGGATTCAAGAAATAAATTACGATGCTTTAAAGGAGATTAAAGTATTAGAGATAAGTATATGTGACAATTTAAAATTCATTCTGCCAAACAACTACGTTAATTATGTTAGAATGTCACTGTTCAAAAACGGAATACTTAGACCTCTTTCTGAAAATATACAAGTCAATCATAGTAATAGTTACTTACAGGATAATAACTGTCGTGTATTATTTGACCAAAACGGAGATGTATTAGAAGGAACGTCTATATTGGACCACGATAGAATTAATGATACACTAAGGACTATTTATTTAGGAGAGGGAAAATTCTCTGGTAGGGAGGGGTATAATATTGATGGAAGATGGTACTTTGACTATAATGTAGGTTCTCGTTTTGGTTTAAATACAGAAACGGCTAACTCAAATCCTACATATAGAATCGACAAGCAATCGGGAGTAATTAATTTTAGTTCTGGAATGGCTGGAGAGTTATGTATCTTAGAGTATATATCTGATGGTATGGAAGGTGGGGATGATGCTGAGGTTCAGGTAAATAAACTTGCTGAGGAGTTTATGTATGCATATATGAAGTATGCTATATTAAATAACAAACAAGGAGTGCAAGAATATGTCGTACAACGTGCTAAAAAGGACAAAACAGCCCTTTTAAGAAACGCAAAAATAAGATTGAGTAATATGCATCCAGGAAGATTATTGATGAATCTGAGAGGCAAAGACAAATGGATAAAATAATATGGCAAACGTTGAGGTAAACTTCTTGGCTGGAAAAATGAATAAGGATTTTGACGAGAGGTTAATTCCCCCTGGTCAATATATAGATGCTTTAAACGTAAGGATAGGGTCAAGTGAAGATAATAGTATTGGTGCTTTGGAAAATTCAAAGGGAAACATTCGACTTACAGATATTAGACATCAAGGAAATGTTCTTGGAGTAAATGCCAGATGTATTGGATCTTATGAAGACGGCTCAAACGAAACGTTATACTGGTTTATATGCGATCCAGATAATGTAGATATGATTTTATCTTATAATACTAATAATGACGTAATCATATACCATATAACATCTACATCTGTACTTAATTTTAGTGTTGATTACCTTATAAATGGCATAAATAAGGTTGATGACTTATTATTTTGGACTGATAATTTAAACCCCCCAAGAAAGATAAATGTAACAAGAAGTTATTCTCAGCCAATATATAATATTGACCAAATAACTGAAGACGATATTTCTGTTATTGTAGCTCCTCCATTAGAAGCTCCATCATTACAACTTTATAATCAAGCTGGAGAAGAAAACTATATTGTCGAAAGATTTATATCGTTTAGCTATAGATACAAGTATGTAGATAATGAATATAGTGCTTTATCTCAATTTAGCGAGATAGCGTTTGAACCAGGTAATTTTGAATTAGATTATTCTACATATACAAATAAATCAATGCAGAATATATTTAATTCTGTGAATGTTTCATTTAATACTGGTAGTAAACACGTAATCGGTATTGATTTATGTTTTAAACTATCTGATTCAAATATAATAAATGTAATTGAAAGGTACAAAAAAACCGAGCAAGGATGGTTTGATAATGATATTCAAACAATATCTTTTAACAATAGGAAGATATATACAACTCTACCCGAAAGCGAATTACTTAGACTATATGATAATGTTCCTAGAACAGCAAAGTCTCAAACTACAATGGGTAATAGATTAATTTATGGAAATTATATTGACGGATATAATATTGACTCGCAATTAAGCTATTCGTTAGACGTTATAAGTGAAAATATAAGTTCTATTGAAGTTCCTTATGACTTAAGTGATGGATCAATATATTCTATAGATAGTACTCAAAACATATCTTCAAATAATTCTACCGTAACTATTGATTTAGATGGAGTAGAACTTGTTGAAGGATCTTTATTTTCTATGTTCTTTTCATTGCAGCATGAGAAATTTTCTGGATATGTAGATTATGATAATCCACCAGAATCACCTGCTCCATATAATGAATTTCAAAATTCATTTATATTTACATTAAGAAGAAATTACAGCAGCGTATATGATTTAGCTACAAGTACAGAGTTTGTAAACGCCATATACACACATCAACCATTTGGAGAACCTGGGACATCTCTTACAGATATATTTAATAACTCTGTCGTTTCTAAAGGCATATTCCCTCCGTTTACAGAGTCATGGGATAAGGTGGGTTCTGGTATAGCTGGTGTTGATGGTGGATTTACAATTACAGCAACTCCTTCTGGAACTACAATAACAATTCAAGTTCCAGCTATTAAATTTAAAATAGAAGATCCTGATAACTTAGGAACCTATCTTTATGCCTATGAATATTTTAATAATTCTGCGTTTTCAACTATATTTTCTAAAATAGGAGCTAGACAAAGTCTTCATAGTAATAGAGATTACGAAGTTGCTATAGTTTATATGGATCAGTATAATAGAAGTTCTACAGCATTAGTAGATACGTTTAATACTGTATTTATCCCATCATTTGCGTCAGAAACTAAAAATAATATTAGAGCTAGCATTTATAATGTAGCTCCTGAATGGGCTACAAGATATAAATTTGTAGTAAAGCCATCTAAATCTACTTATCAAATAGTGTATTCAAATCAATTTTATAAAGAAGATTCTGGCATAACTTGGTTTAAATTAGAAGGAGATAATAGAAGTAAGGTGCAAGAAGATTCTGTATTGATTGTAAAATTAGATACTGACGGACCTTTAGATTCATTAGTAAAAACAAAAGTACTAGAATTAAAATCTCAACCAATAGATTTTATAACTGGGAATAAAAATCAAAATGACGAACTAATAGAAGAGCCTGCTGGATTATACATGGCTTTAAAATGCTCTAATTTTAATGCCGAATATCAACCTAATAGTTATATAGATTTCGGAGAAAAAAAATATCCTTCAACTTCTATATATCCTTGCTATGAAGACAATCCAGATTATATTTCAGATACATTAACTCCTACAATACCTCCATATAGACCATATACTATACCTGCTGGAAGTAGGATTAAAATCGTTATCGACCTAAACAGAAAGGGAACTGGCAGTAAATGCGGATCATCTCACTATGTATTTGACAAAACATTTACGTCGTCTCAAGATTATGATAATTTATATGATTTTGTTGAAGGAGACAATGTTAATTTTTCATCAGGTGAATATAGCGGTAGTGAAGAACCGAATGATAATGAACAAACGCATAGCCTAGAGCAGTGGATTAATTGCTCTCCATACACTATTCTGGGTACTTCTTGCCATTTACCACCTATTCAAAATGTAAATCAATATCAATTTCAATTTGATGATACTACTGGTGAATTGTGGTTTGTAGTCTCAAGCGGAACCCCTTGGTGTAACGAACGCGTATCAAGAGCTTCTATACATATAACAGTTCAAAGAGCCACTTCATTGATGGTGTTTGAAACAGAGGCTGAAGATTCTGACGGAGAGATATACTACGAGGGAAGCGATAGTTTTTCTATTATTAATGGATTACATACTGGTAATATTTCTAATCAAACGTCTATAGCTCCAGCTGTAATTGATTTGAATTTTTTTAATTGTTTTACATTTGGAAATGGTGTTGAAAGCTATAAGATAAACGATTCAATTATTGGAACTCCTTTTTATTTAGGAAGTAGGGTTACTTCTGTATCTCAAGAAGAATTTAAAGAAGCTAATAGATATGCTGGGCTAACATATAGCGGAGTATATAATGCTGAAACAAATATAAATAAGTTAAATGAGTTTAATCTTGCTCTTTCTAATTGGAAAGACTGCGAGAAGTCATTTGGACCAATAAATAAACTATTTGCTCGTAAAACTGATATACTTGTACTACAGGAAGATAAAATATCTTATGTATTAGCTGGTAAGAACTTACTTTCAGACGCTGCTGCTGGTGGTGCTATTACCTCTATTCCAGAAGTTTTAGGTACTCAAATAGCTAGAATTGAAGATTATGGAATAAGTAATAACCCTGAGAGTTTTGCGGTTCGTGGCTCTGATATATATTTTACTGATGCTAAACGTAATTCGGTATTGAATTTAAAAGGAGGTTCTGCTCAGGCAGAGGATTTAGATATTATATCTAACTTTGGATTAAAGAACTGGTTTAGAGATGAGTTTAAGTCTACATTCAATAATCAAAAAATTGGCGGATATGATCCATATATGAATGAATATGTATTATCTACTAATAGTCAATTAAAACCAATTATTACAGATGCTTATAAATGTAATAGTGCCATATCTAGACAGCTAAAATTTGATACATACACATATGACGTAGAGGTTGGGACATCTTTAGGGCATATATATATTAATTATGACTTTATAATAGGATCTGCAAATATATTTATAAATTATAATTCAGTAGAGGTTATAAATCAAACAGTTACAGGTACTGGATCTATTTTTTTCTATAAAGATTTAACAACTAAAACCAAAATAACTATTACTATAGAATGTCTTGAAGAGTCATCTTATGTGATAACAACTAAATGTCCTTATGCAAAAGATATTTCGGTAATTAGGATAGTATATAACTCTCCAGTATTTGAGGGACAGACTATCCATAATAATTATAACTGGTCGTTAAATGGATTTAATAGTGTATATAATGTAGATTTTGTCCTTATTGAATCCGATGGAGTATCGTTATATCATGAAATATCAGGCATGCCATCTGTTGGAATTATTCCAGCTAATGGAAGTACGGTTAAAATGCAATCAGATAAGGTTTTTGGCGATGATTTTGTATTTAATGAATATAGTTACAGGTTTAAATATTTAATATCCGATACTCTTTATTCTGAGTTAGATGCCGATATTATAACTCCTTTATTAACTACTTGTTCTCCTACGTTAAATCCTTCTACTGGACTATATGAATCTTCTTTTGTGTATAATGATACTTTAGGATATTACCTATATTTAGTATGGGATTATAGAGAACCTGATTATTCAGAATTAGATTATTCACCACTTGATTACGCAACAACTTTTTAAAAATAAATAAAAATGAACTACACAGAAGTATTAGATTTAATAAATACAAATTTAGCTAGCGCATCAAATATCACTGCTGCTGAACATCGTGAGGTAGAAATAGCACTACTTAATTATGGTAAGGCTCAAAACAACTATGTTGGGTATATTACTGGCGTTGATTTACCAGTTGCAAACGGATCTTCATTAACTGTAAATGGAGGTATTACTAGTGCGGTAGGAACCGCAAGCAATGGCGTTTTAATAACATTAACTACATCTATGCCGTCTATGAATTACTATGTAAGGTCATTTGTAGAAAGTTTAGGAACATATACTGCTGATACAGAGATAAGAAGAGAATCATTTAAAAAAATATCTACTACTCAGTTCTATTATATTCAGTCAGAAACAAATGCTCAAGCTCAAAATTTAAAAATTCATTTTGAAGTAATTTCATTAGACTAAATGGAAAATACATTATCATATAGTAACGATACTAAAGGCTGGACCTCATTTTTCTCGTACATACCTGAGAATATGATTGGTATGAACTCTTACTTTTATTCGTTTAAGGGCGGTAACTTATATCGTCATAATTCAGATGATGTTGATAGGAATAATTTCTATAATGAGCCTAATAATTCAAAAATAACAACAATATTTAACGTTGATCAAGGAACTGTTAAGAACTTTAACGCTCTGTCATTAAATAGTGATGATAAATGGACTTGCAATATTCTTACTGACTTATCAACTGGATTTATAGACTCTTCATACTTTGAATTAAAAGAAGGAGATTATTTTGCATATATAAGAAGTAATTCAGATACTCAAGATTTAAACTTAAGGTCTACTCAAGGAATAGGCGTGCCTATAGAGTTAGATTCTACAGTTCCGTCAGCGGTTGTAATTACGTTTGGGTATAATTTAGGAAGCATTATAACTATTGGAGCTAATGCTTACAAAAATAATTTAGGCGTTCCTTTAAAACTAGGTAAAATAATTGGTAAAACAAATACAACAATAACTATAAATACTACTGGCGGAGGTACTATACCGTTGGTCTCTGATTTTATATTTTATTTCCAAAATTCAGTTGCTGAATCTTATGGGGTTCGTGGATACTATATGCAGATTGAATTAGAGAATGAGAAGAAGTCAAGAGTGGAGATGTTTTCTATATCAAGTAGCATATTCAAAAGCTATCCTTAAATTTAGTATCTTTGCAGTATGCATGAATGTAGATTAGAAAATAAGGAAACATATTACGAAACGTTAGTAGAATGGTGGATTAAATGGAATTTTCCAATATTAGAAAAGTCATCACTTCCACAAAGAATATTTGTAGTAAGTGCCGAAGGAATTGATTTATATGCTATTCCAGTTTATGTTAGTGATTCCGCATTATGCTGGATTGGATTTATAACTGGTAATAAAGACTCAGAGAAGAAATATAGAAAAAATGCCCTTAATTTTTTGCTTTATAACGTAGAGCAATATATGAAAAGCATAGGATATAGCCTTATTATGACTGTAAGTAGCAATCCAATTTTAAAGAAATTATTTGAAGATAGTAATTATACATCATCTTCTAAAAACATTATTGAATATATAAAAAAGATATGATATGGGACAAGGAGCAGGAGGAGTAGCTAGTGGAGCAGCAGCAGGAGCTTCGGCAGGAGCTGTAGCAGGACCTTGGGGAATGGCTATTGGAGCTGTAGCTGGAGGTGCATTAAGTTTAGCTCAGGCTGGAAAACAAGCAGCGGCAGCTAAAGAGGCTCAACGATCAGCTGAGACCGCAGCTAGAAAGCAAGAACAATTATTAAGTCAAGACTTTTTTAGTGGATTACAAGTTCCTATGGTGGTATATGATAGCTCTTCAAGAGAAACTACGTCTCAGGTAGGTCAGATGACTCAAGCTCTTCAAGAGGGTGACTCTCGTCAATTAGCAGGTGGTCTTGGAAAAGTTGCTGCTGCTGGAATTGCAGGAGAAGCAGAGACAAGAGATGCTGCTGCGCAAGATTTATATAGATTAGGAGCTGCTCAAGCGCAATCTGCTACAAATGTAAATCAAGTTTTAGCTGAATTAGAAGGTCAAAGACTGGCTGGAGCACAAAAAACAGCTGCTGAAGCAAGAGCTGCTGAATTAGCAGCGTATACAAGTGCTGCTGAAGCAGGTATTGGAGCGTTAAATGCTGGTCTTAGTACAATATCTCCTTTTGGAATGAATGCACAGCCTACTGGACCTAATCCTAATTTTCAATCTAAAACAGGTGAGAGATTTGAAGGAAATCCTGGGGCTAGTTGGCAAGCTGCATTTAGCATTCCAGATACTAGTAAATATGCTTGGGCTCCAAAATAAATATAAATAATAAATTATGCCAGAATATAGAGGAATAGTTAACCCAGCCGATGTAAAAGCAACCCCAGTATTTGACTGGAATGTAGTTGTGCAGGACGTTCAAAAATCATTAACTGATAGCGCGAATGCTCGTCAAGCCAGTAGAGACAAGTTAGAGAAAGATACTAACGATACGCTTACTGCAATGAGTAAAATTACTCTTGGTAAGGACGAAGCTCTCAATACTAAACTTACTGATGCTGCTTATAATTTTAAAGGAGTAGTTGGAAAGAATGCTCAATTAGTTCGTGAAGGAAAGATGTCTCAAAAAGATTTTAATATGTTTAATCAAAACATAAGCGATACTTTTAATACAATTGACGCTGTAGGTAAAAATGCTAAAATCGCATACGATACTTATGTTGTAGAAAATAAAGCTGGTAATTTATCTGCTGCTTCTGATTATATGGCTCAAACATTGGGTTTGGCTGCGTCATTAACTGGCAAGAACATTATAGCTGACCCTAAAACTGGTAGAGGTTTTATTGCTGGAAAAGACCCAAATGATTTAATTGAGGTAAACTGGCTTAATAACGAAAAAAACTTACTTATACCAAAAGTCCAGTTGGATAAAGAGCTTGATGCTCAGGCAGATAAAATAGCTGAATTTACAAAGTATGGAAAAGTTGGAGCTGGTGGAATATGGACAATAAGTGATGCTACTGGTCGTGGAAAAGAGTTTGATTTATTTGAGAATAATGTAGCTAATGGACTTACAAGTGATCCATTAAGAGCATTATCAGTACTTGTTGATTACGGAGATATAAAAGGACAAAGATATATCCCAACAATAAATGCAGAAGAGGCTAAGAAAGATCCTTCTAAAATATATATTAAGTTAAATGCGTCTGGAAACCCAGAGCCTGTTCTTACTAAGGAGCAAGATACTGCCGCAAAGGAGACTGCTAAGAGGTACTTAAGAGAGAGGTTGAAATACGAACAAAAACAAGTTGAAAACACTTATAGACCTCCAGTATTTGCTCCAGATAGAACTCCAGATAAACCTGCTCCAGTAGTACCTACTACTCAGGATATAAGATATACCACATCTACTATAGACCCTAAAACTAAGAAAAGAACATCTAGGTCTGGATTTACAATGGATGTACCAGTAATAGATAAATCTACTGGTGCTGCTCAGAATCTTAAGGCTATATATATTGACCCTGTGACTAATGAGTTGCAGATGAAGATAGAAGAGAAGAGTGTAGTTAATGGTAATACAACTGTAGCAGATATAACTTATTCTAGCAAGAAAAAGGGTGATGTAGCTCCAGATATTTCAAAAATATCAAATATAGCTACTCAGATATACGACCCATCAAGAAGAAGGTATCTAAGCGGATACCAAGAACTTTACGATTATCTTAAACCTCAAGCGTTGGCTAATTGGAAACAAATACAGAAGGGCGGAGGATCACAAACAACAGCAAGTGGAATTAAATATACAGTAGAAGACTAATTATGCCAAAAAAAGTAAAAGCAAACGGGAAAACATTTACATTTGAAGATGATGTAACTAATGAGCAGATAGGTATAGCAATAGATGAATATTTTGCTGGAGTAAAAAAAAAAGTAGCTACTCAGCCTACTGCTCCAAAAAAGCAATTGGCTTCTCCTACACAAACTCAACCTACTCCTATTTCCTCGGATACAGAAGAAACTCAACCTCCTGTGGAATTGGATGGTTTAGGTGGATCGCCTAAAATGAAAACATTTACTGGATTTACACCTGAAGAACAACAGACTCTTCAGGCTAAACCTGTTCCTAAAATATCTAAATCAGCTGCTTTAATAGGTAAAAAACTTACACTTCAGAAAGAATTATCTACTACTAAAGTAACTCCTCAAAACCAAGAGGAGATATTAAGAAAGACTGATGAGCTTTCATCTGTAATTAAAGAACAAGATGCGATTAGCAATAATAGATTATCTGAAATAGAGCAGCAATTTAAGACTGCTAAGGATGATGAGGCTGCTGAGGTCGAGGCTGATAAAAGACTAAATGACGCACTTACTAATACTGGTATTTGGAACAATGTAAAGTCCACTTCAATAGACATGTACAACGCTGTTTTAGATCAGCCCGCACTAAGAGCTATTGGAGTTGATAAACTAAAGGCAGATACTGATGTATTATCAGATGAAAAGAAAGAGGTTTTAAAGGATGCTGCTAAAAATAAAATAGAGCTAAGTGATGTTGAAGTAGAAGAACGTGCAAAGCAATTATATAAAAACAAACAAAAAGATTATATTGAAACTGATAACTTAAATTCATTTTTAGATAATCTTAATGAAAACGATAAGAATCTATTAAAGCAAAGTAGAAAAAATTTAGGTGAGCACTTACAAGAAAATAATCTAAAGGAAGAAAAAGCTATAAATGCTTATGAGGTTATAGGAAATAAAAAAATAAATGAATATAAGGTTATAGAGCAAGAACTTCTTAAGTATAAGAATAATAATCAAGCACTTCCTAAAGACTTATATGACTCGTATGTTTCTTTAGGTAATGAGATAATTGGTATTGGAAATAGTATACAGAAGAGACAATCCGTAATAAACAAGAACAAGGAAGATTTAGGTACTGTAAAACAAGAATTTGATTTACTTAAAAGAAGGTATGGTGATATAGATAATGCAGTTACAAATATTGGCTTAGGAGGTACTAAGATATTAAATGGTATATTAGGTTTTACTAACTACACTGCTAAATTTGGAATGGGGGCTCAGGGAGAACTATATTCATTAGCTGGACAACAGGTTACAAATAAAATAAACGACTATATATCTGACGAAGAGAGTCAATTAAGAAAGTCAGTTGAAAGTATTGAAAGTCCTGAAGGATTTATTAACTACGCATCTGATATTATGTCTAAACAGATACCTAATCTTGTAGCTACATCTACTGGTATAGGTGGGTTAGGAGTCGTTGGTATTTCGTCTACTGGTGAGAAATATACTGAAATGAATAAAGAAGTTCTTGAAGGTAAGGCTACTTATTCTCCACTACAAATGGCAGTAGCTCCAGCTCTTTGGGGTTCTGCTGAGGTAATATCTGAGATTCCTACGCTATCTATACTTACAAAGGGAGGAAGGGTCTTTGACGCTATTGTAAAAAATGAAGGTGATTTAATAAAAAAAACGGTAAAAGAACAGGCTAAGGAATGGGCTAAAGATTGGTCTGTAGATATGGGTAAGGAAATAACTGGAGAAGAGTTTACTAACTTCACACAAAACTTTACAAATAAATACGTTTTAGGTAAAAAAGATGTAGGGTTATTAGATAATGCTGGTACAGTTCTTAAGGATACATTTACACTTACAAACGTGTTAAAAGCTGCTCCACACGTTGCAGGAGCAATACTTAAGTCACATCAAAATAATAGTGATTTAAATGTTTTAGATGAGAACTCAAGAAAGATTATTGATTTTTCTAAACAATTAGAGAATGAATCTTTAAACGATACAGAAAAATCTGTAATTACTAAGCAAATAGATAAAGCTACTGCTCAGAACTCTAAAATAATAGCCAATACAATTGAAAATGTAAACAATATGCCTGACGAGGTATATAGAAAAATTATTGATTTAAACAATAAAGTTGCTGATATTAAAACAGAGGCAGTTGCTATAAATGAAGGTAACTTACCAAACAAAGCAGAGTTAATCAAGTCGTTAGAATCAGATTATAGAGATGCTCAAACAGAGAGAAATTCTCTAATAGACACTAAGTATGAACCTGAAGTAGTTACTGAAGAAGTCAAACCTACTGAAGAGATGGTTGCTGAAATTGCTGAAGAAATTAAGCCAATAGGGCAATTAGGAAATGGGTCTAATGTATATTTTGAAACTGGAAAACATAGATTAAACGATAGCAATTATAACGATAATGGTAAATATGTTTTAAATGTAGGTGAAAAGGGAAGTGAATTTCCTAAAGATAATTTATATTTTGACGATTTAAATGAGGCGTTAAGTATAGCTAAAAAAATAGAAACTGATTTTCCAAACGGAGTTCCAGACGCTATTTTATTAGATAAGGTTATAGAAAATTATAAAAAAGAAGAGTTACTAGCAAAAGAAGTAACTCCATTAGAGGAAGTAGTGAGTGTGAAAGAACCTAAACCAACTACACCAAAAGAAGTTAAATCTAAATATGATATAACCTACGATGATAATGGCAATGTTACTAAGATAACTACCAAGAAAGGTGTTGAAGTTAAGCGGTTTATTGAATATAAAAATAATAAAGGAGAAATAAAGCTAAAAAGAAATCCTGGATATACTCAAATAGAGGCTGAAGCATTAGGTGTCATTACTAACAATAAATATAAGGTAGAACAAGAAAAAGCTTTTAGAAAAGCCTTAGACAAATACACTCCTACTACCGAATATGAAGTGGCTTTAGAGGCTATCGCTAAAGGTATTAAAGTAAATAACCCTAAAGGAGAGTCTGGTGATAGAGCAGGTTGGGTTACTGATAAAAAAGCAGATTCTATTGAAAAATTAGCTGAAGATTTAGCAAGTGATTATCCTGAATTAGATGAAGGTAAAATAAGAGGTGAGCTTATTGACATTATAAATAGTAATGGTTCATTATCCGAAGTTAGAGAAAGATTAGTAAGTACAACAAGTGAGGATTCTGCTAAACTTCAACGACAAGAAGCCGAAGCTTCTTTAGGCGGTTTATCTGAAAAAGAATTGGCAATGTATGAATCGATTAAAGCAGAAGACGATTATATAAACGAACTATCCGATGAGGATGCAATTAATTACTATGAAGAAGAATTTAACAAGAGCACAGGTTTTGAAAGCGTTAGCGCTAAAGAGGTTTCTAGAGAAGAAAAAGAAGTAAGTACTAATGATGTAGAGGCATTTAGAGATAAAATTAAAGATATCCCAGAATCTGGAAAGGTAAGCAAGTACTTAAGTGGAGAAACAATTGAAAGAGTTGAAGGTGAGGCTCCTCGTAACATTCAAGAGATAGATATTATGCCACTTGTTGAGGCTGGTAATCACGGTAGAGAAACTGTAGCTATGGCTAAAGAAGTTTATGGAGATAAGTACATTGAGAAGACTCTTGAGTTCCTTGATACCGCAAACCTAAAGGCTCACGAGAAGGCTCTTTTATATGTGTCTCTAGAGAACGAAATGTTTGATTTGGTTAAGGATAATCCAAGCCTTAAAAAACTACAAGACTTAGTGAGAGCTAAATCACAACAATTCTTGAGAGAATCTTCACTTGCTATTAATATGGGTAGATTAAGGGCTATTATGAAGGATGGATTTAACTACGAGTCAATTACAGACGGGT